TACATTATAAAGGCAAATGGTAGAATTTGGTAGAATAGTTACAAGAAAGTAACAAAAATGAAATAGTTACAAAAGAGTAGCAAAAGTTACAAAATGGTTACAAGTGCAATCGAACAATTCATACTAGGCTGCCATGAATTAAATCAGATATCCTAGCAAAGTGCTAGGAATTGTGACCTGTTGATATCCTAGTAAAATGCTATGGATTGAATCTGCACCAAAAATTCCTAGTAAAGTACTAGGAATGAGTGCCGGAAAATGAGCATTTCCAGCACTCAAGCCGTGGGGGTGCACTTTTCATTTTTTGGACGTTCCCGGCAGCAGCCGAAGCCCCCAGTACATCTTTCTTATTCATAATCAAGAAATAACGTTTTATCGCAATATTTTGCATATTATTTTATCTTTAATTCCAAACAATTCCCAAAAATCACACTAATACATTTCCTATTGGCAGCCAACACTACTACTTTTTATCCTTCCTAATCTGTCAATAAATAATTTCTTTACACCTTTTCAACCTACCTACTTCCCTCCCCGGGTACATTTTCCCCTGACAAAATACTCCAAAATAAATCCCTATACCCTCTCTTACATGCACCAACAAGTCACTCACTTTTCCATCAAAAATACCTAAAAATGGCTTAAAATCGCTATTTTTCAATCGGTAGCTCATTCGGTAACTAGCTAGAATTTAACGTATTTTCGTTATATTTTGGCTAGTTTTTCTTTTTATTTGTACCTTTTCATCCCCTATTTTGTTCCTTTTTGACTCAATAAAAGCCGAAAAACCTAGGATTCATGCGGGTTTTCCCGATGTGTACCTTAAATATACCGAAAATGACTATTCTTCGGAGCATAAAATACCTATTTGTACCCATCCGTACTCCCCTATCGCCATAAATGGACTGATTTGACATCTGAGAAGCACTTTCAGAGACTCTAAAGACCTACAAGGAGCATGATTGTGGCCTCTGGCGGCTTACACAGAACACACAGAGCATTTGGATGTCCTTCATAGAGAACAATACCTCCCAGAAACATACCTTATTATAATAGGCTTCAGGAATATTCGTATCCTGTATTAGATAGCTATTGAATTTTTGGCAAACTCATGGTATAATGAGTGTGGATAGCTATACAATACAGGATACTGTAAAGGAGTTAGTGATTGAATGACTGTGGTGGATATTTATAGCAGTCTTCCAGACAGGGCGTGGAGAGGGATCTCGCGTCTGAGGACGCTCGTAGGTTTACTCAAATTGAATCTATGCCGCTTGCGCGCCATAGCTTCAAGTCGAGTAAACCATTAAGAGATATTTTGTGATAGTTGTACTTGGATTGACGACCATGTATCTTCATACATATATATAATACAGACTCGTCAATCCAACTAAATTGAGTGGGAGGTTATATGGACAAGAAAAAATACGAGATCACATGGGAGATAATAGGTAAATTGAAGGATGGTCAGATTTTTTCTAATTTTTTAGAACTATCTACTTATCTTAATGTATTTGGCAAAAATGGAAAGCCATTAGATGGAACTAGCAAAAAACACTTTCTTGAAGAGCTGAATCGTTTCGTTGAGTTTAAAAAGGAAGGAAAACGCTTTGTTATTGTAAAGATTCGTCCAGACAATGAGGTACTTCCTCCTCTACCGACAAGAAACAAAGGAAAGTTCTCCTTGCGTCTGCAGAACCAGATTGCTTACCACCTACTTAGAGAATGTGACGGTAGTAGTTGGATGGAATTCTTTTGGACGCCAGCCGCAATACTACGAGCGTGTGGAATGACCAATAAGAATTTTTATCAATATCCAGAAGACCTACATGGTGAGGATACCTTTTGGGCTGAGATAATTGGTACACCATTAGAAAATATTGCTCGTGAGCAAATGGATGAGTTCAGAGAGAATTTAGCAGCGGATGCTGAGACGTTTCAGCAATGTACAAAATCTACGATGGTTGGGTACATTGAGTCTGCGCTTAAATCTATGGCAAAAAATAAGGAAATATTTTTTGAAGACTGCCCTGCCGTGTTTATAAACCATGACCCAGAAGAATACCACATTCCTTCTGAAGACCAAAAGGCAATTTATATGAAGATGTATACGAATGTGCTTCATGAGTTTTACACGTCATCTGGGCGAGTATGCCAGAGTGAGCAAGACGTATTTTTGACCGGACGTCTTCATGAGTTCTATGAAGAGCTAGATAATAGATTCAAGGAAATTTTTACATACGACCTAGCACGACCAATGTATCATATTACGATTGAGCCGAACTCGTTGAAGCGATCTGCGGCACGGACGGAATATAAATTGCAACAGCAAAGTTTTCACGAGATGAATGATGCTATGTGTGAGAATATTCCAACGCTTTCTACCGTCAGAAGAGGTAGAGCGGTGTTGGAAGAAAATCCAGAATATTATAATGATGCTTCTCAACCACCGTTTCGCTTTGTGCATAGACAGTTGAGCGATGAGGTTCTTCAGCTCTTTATAGATGGAATGATTCGTGTTCCTGCGAATTCTGGAATTCCTCGTGCTGGATTTAAATGGTATGGTTCTTATAAAAGGTAAGGAAGAAGGTTGATGATAATGAATTTTGATAACACCTATTGGATTGATTTAAAGGTAACGTATGAGTATTACCAAGCTGCTGGACGCTTGCCGGAGTTTTATAAGAAGCATGTCTGTACAAAATGCCAGTATGAGATTCCGTGCTTCACTACTTGTGATGATGTGCGATGCAAATGTCAAGAGTTTAAGCCTAAGACTGTGCGGAAGGCTGACAAGTATTTACATATCAATGATTTCATGAACGATGTGGCTGCATTTGAGGCCAGCCATTTGAATGAGAATTAAATAAGAGTCTGTTTGGCTCCTATTTGAAATATAAATAAATATTAAAAGAGAGAATACACATGAGTGAAAAGGATATTTGTGAAAAAGCTTCGGAGCTACTAAATCTTGAACTCTCAAAACTGCTTAGTGGAGGGTATTTTGTTAAGCAAATCGCAACAGAACTTGACCATAGTTATGACATTTACGATAAATATGGTCATATTTTGATTGAGTCTCCTGTTGTATTGTATTCTTGCATAATTAAAAATAATGAAACTGGCGATATAAGCCATGTTGATGGAGAACTCGCAAAACGAATCTATGATAAATATATTGATTGTATAAATTTGGTTAAAGAAGGAGATTAAGTGATGCGTGTACAGATTGGTAAATACATTATTAAAAACTGCGACGAGCGGAATCTCGTTATCGTTGAGCAGCGGCCAGCTGGCAAGAATCCAAAGACTGGTGAGATGGGAACCGGCGTAAAGGAGGTTACGGTCGGCTATTACCCGAACCTTGAATGGGCTTTACATAAGATTAAGGATTTGAATATTTCCGAAAGTGATGCTGATACAGTGGACGTTTTACTGGCAGAGCTTGAACAGATTGATGAGACGATTCGCCGGGTGGCTGAGGAGGTCAAGTGATGGATAAGTTTGTAAATGCAACACGATTGATTGGCGTCCTCGATAGTGCCCTCGCTCGTCCTAGGGTCAGAGGTAATGCAAAGTCTATTTGTGGTATGTGGTGCGATATGGCAATGCAATACACAAAGAGCATTCTTGAAAAAGAAATGTCTGCTGGCGGTGAGTTCCGTCGAGTGGTTCATGCTCATTGGATTGAACATGAGGCGGATTTTGGAGAATCACTGTATTGTGAGTGTTCAAGTTGTCATAACTCTACTGGAATTGACTGTACACTGTTCTGCGGTGCCTGTGGTGCTATTATGGACGAGCAGACAATTAAGGTTAAAGACTATTGAGGTTGATGGATGATGCGTACTTACGAGGATGTTGATGCAGAAATCAAGCAGCTTGTACGTGATATGAATAGTTCCAGTCTGACACGCAGCGAGTATGAAGCTGCTGATGATATGCTGGATGAGCTCTATCAGGAGCGTGAACGACTTTGGCTCAAGGCTATGGAAGATAGCGAGAGTTGCTATCTGTAAAAGCCTAATTTTATATTTTTTCTTTATAGCTATACAATACAGGATACGCTTCAGAAGAATACGGAGGTGACTGCCGAATGGCAAAGCAGCAAACTTGCCAGAAGTTTGTTTTTAAGATCCATACGAAGCGTCTGGTTGAAGCAAAATGGGATTTAACCCTACCATTAGATGAAGCCAGACGAAACCACGAGATCATCTCGCTGGCTGATAGCACTGTTCTACGATGGATTGATGAGTTGAACGGTGTTACAGACGCAGAGGCTAAAGCACGGAGCATTAAGCGTAGAATCAAGATGCTGCGGAATGAGCCGTCTTGCTTAGAGAACCGCCGGGAGATTCGTAGATTATACACTGAGCTGGACGCAGTTCAGTTTAAGCCGGATTATATGTGTTTGGTGGTTGATAAGAAGAACGACTACCGCCGGGCGTGTTCTCCAAAGGGATTTAAAATCAATGGAATCACGTATCGTCGTCTGGTTGGAACCACTGGTGGCGTTAAGAATAGTACGATTGTGTTTGTGAGTGACCGTCTTGTTGACGAGATCCGCAAGCGAATCGATAATGGCCGTAATAAAGGAATGGAGTTTATTCCGGCAAAGCTGGAAGCATACAGAGCTCTTGCTTGTTCCGCTTCTATTCCGGTTACTGACCCTGATGGTGTACTTGTTATAGATGATTGCTACACGCGCTTTAAAGACCATATTGTTGTTCTGGACGATGGAGTGTCTGGAGAACCTACGATAGTTGAAGATAAGGAACACGATTGCGAGCTGTGTGCGAATGATGGGTTTGGACTTATTAGTTATGATCTTGCACAACAGTGGAGTGAGGATTTGAAGTTGCCATCTACTGCGTCTGGTTTCTGTGTGCGGAATGCATTCTGTAAAGGCATGTTATTTCCCTTCCCTTTCCGTGAGTTCGCTAAGAAGATAGCAAAACAGAATATGTTAAAGGACGCATGGGGAGATTATCGCGACATCAATAGAATTCAGGTCGTTCTTAGCACCTCTATGTTAAAGCTCTGGGATAGTTACCATAGTTGTGAGGACTATCTTGAAAACTGTAGAGAGAACCACTATCACTTCTCTGTAACCAAGACTTGTGAGTTGGAGCTTGATGAGGAGCGCAATTTGAATTATCAGTTTATTCAAAGCTATCAGCTTACGAATGATGAGATTCGTGAGCTTGTAAAGCCGACTTTGGACGAAATCAAGGGCGTCATGGGCGGTGATTGGCGTGATGCGTTGCTGTATTTGCGTGGTAGTGGAATGCGTGATGACCCGAATTACATAAACAGTCTGGAAAACGACTATATTAAGGCTCTTATGATTGAGCCGGAAATGATTAACGACCCTTATGTGCAGAATCGGATTCGATACTTTATTAAAAAGCGAATCTCTCAGGCAAAAACGGGTGTTGTAAAGGTACGAGGGAATTTTCAAGTTGCGAGTGGCGATCCATATGCGCTTTGCCAGTCTATGTTTCGGATGGAGGTAACCGGACTATTGAAGGCCGGTGAGGTTTACAGTCGTTTTTGGAATGATAGAGACGTCAAGAGGGTTGCTTGTTTTAGAGCTCCTATGAGTCAGATGGCAAATATTCGGTGCATGAATTTGAATGTATCTGATGATTGCCAATACTGGTATCGCTATATGAAGTCCGTGTTTATCACCAATGCGTGGGATAATATGTGTGCAGCACTTAACGGTGAAGATTTCGATGCCGACCTTACATTTTCTACAGACAATAGAGTTCTCATTGATAAATGGGTAAATGAGCCTGTCGTTCTTTGTGTCCAGCGCAAATGCGAGAAAAAAATTCCGACCGAAAAGGATTTTATTGAATCTAATATCAGCGGATTTGGAGATAATATTGGACGTACAACAAACCGAATTACAACGATGTTTGATGTGCGAAGTAAATTTGAGCAAGGTAGTAAAGAATACGATGAACTTACGTATCGCATTATCTGCGGACAGCTTTATCAACAGAACGCGATCGACAAAATAAAGGGCGTAGCTACGACAGATATGCCGCAATACTGGTATGACAATAAAGCTTGCGCCGTTAAAGACGATGATAATCCTGATACTATCGAGGATAAGAAGTTCTGGAGTAGTATTTGCGCATGGCGTAAGCCATACTTTATGAGCTACATCTACCCTGCTCAGATGCGTGATTACAAGCAGTATGTGGCCGCAGCTCGCAAGCGTATCAAGTGGGATGGATTTGCCGGTCTGGATGAGATTATGCAAAAGACCGTCAAGGACGATGTGGATGAAATGGTTATCCAGTATTACCTCTATCGGATGCCGGTCGGAATCAATTCTTGTACCATGAACCGCTTGTGCTGGACTGTTGAGGACGAGCTGGAAGATTTTGAAGAAGGACTCAAGATAAAGCGCAAGTTTGATTACGATTCGCTCAAGTCTGGCGTTGAGTACACTAATTCTCAATACTATGGTATCCGCTCTATCTTTAAGGACTATTTGAGATTTGCTCGTGGCAACGCAATCAATTCTGGTAACGGAAATAATAATAAGGAAACCGGCGCAGACCGCAAGGAGCGAATTGCGCTGTATCAGGAAAGTATGTTCCGCAATCTTCACGATAAGTGTTCTAATGACGATGTACTTTGCGACATCATGCTTGATCTTTGTAAGAAGAATGCATCCAGTATTGCAATAGTCTGGGAACTATTTCACGATACTTTGATTAAACGCTTATTGGAACGCCATAACGGTATGGTGCATTCTCTCGTGCAGGATGAGAATGGCGATATTGAATATGATGGCAAGCGTTTCAAGGATGTGTTGGTCAACATGAATAGCAAGGAGGGTGCGGATGATTGTATTGAATGAAGTTCTTTATGCTGAAGAGTGGCTAGAGAAGGATGTGCCTTGGAAGAAGGCGGGGCATGTTTTGCATTATGTAGCGAAATATTATTTCTATAAGGGATACTCAAAGGATGACGTAAGAGAAAAGCTCAACGAGTATATGTTGCGTCATTTCGAAGGGTACAACAAGGTTCTGGATAGAGAACTGATTGATAAAGCGATTGCTTCTGCTAAAGGTCGTCCTATGGTGGAACTTGATGGTGTGTGCATTACAAAAGCAGAGGTTGAGAAGATTCAAGCACTTGAAGGCAAGCAGATGCAGCGTCTGATGTTCACGATGTTGTGTCTAGCAAAATATCATATTTCCGTTAATGAAAAATGCAACTACTGGATCACGGAAGACACAGCTGATATCTTCAGGATGGCAAACGTATCCGTGAATGAAAAAAAACAGAACGAGATGATTTGTGAGTTAC